GCTACCCTGTGCTCCCAAAAACTTATCTCTATAAAGAATTTGTAAATCATGCACAACATCTTGTCCGAAAAACCAGTCAGACACACCTCTTGTAATGCCGAACCTTCTATACATTTCTTTTATAGTATCTTTCTTATAAGAAAAGCTATTTTTGCGTAACTTGTGCGCATGCTCAACAAGCAACGTACCATCTGGAGTTGCCGACAAAATCACAACACAAGAAAAGGACTGTCCCCCTATCGCCTCTGGGTCATCATCTTTTCCGCCCCAGTCTACTCCAAGGTAGGTGCTTTTTTCGCGTGAATTAATCTTCTTAGAAAAGAATCTGTCTGGATCTCTACATAAATCATAAATTTCACCCTTGGTAAGAGGGGAGCCTGCGCCAGAGTAGAATTCACCAATAACTTCATTTTTCCAAGCTCTTTCTGTTTGCGCCGGATTATTCTCTGGCATTAAATCATTAATAACTTCTCTTGTAATATATGGAATGTATAATTGATTTATATGAAACCCAACATATTTACATTCTGCAGAATTTTTAGATGCCACCCATTTTCCTAGCTCAATTGCTTGAACTTTTTTTTGCTTTGTTCCGCAAAGAGGACACTGAATAATGTTTTCATATAACCAAATAGATTTCCACCTATCATCTTCTGGCAAATAAAAAGGATATGTCTTGTGACAATTGATGCAGCCTAAGTGGTAATAGCGCTGATCTGACATGTCCCAAATTGTAGAAAAATAAGCTCCCTTTTGCTTCGGTGTTCCAAAGAAAACTTGAACGCCCTTGCCTATAGGCCCATACTTTGCTGCCGTTAAAGTTTTTTGTGAATTTATAATAGCTTGACGAAACATGTCTTGGACTTCATCATAAAAGGCCACATCAATAGTCATACCACGAATTCTATCACCATCAGACCCAATACTATCGATCCACAGCGTGCCTGACTCGAACTGCTTCATTGTTAAGTTATCAACGGCATTTGCGCTAATTGTCTTGTTTTTATTTTTAGTTAATTTGTTTTTGTTTATAAAATCATTTTTAGCAGTTCTGATTAGCGTTTCAAGTTTATCTTGAGAAAATTTTTTTACATGTGCTAAAGCAGGAAAGAGATGCGCAACTTTAATGTTTGGACTGTTAAAAAGCCCACTATTTGTAAAAAAGACATCAAGAGCACCAGCCATGACGGTCGCCCCGACCTGTCGTCCCTTTTTTATAACAACGGGCTTTCCATCTCTCCTTGGGGCATGTAAAGCAATATACCTATAGACGTCAGCCATAAATTTCCAGCCGTTATCTAAAACGCTAAACTCTGCACCATCCAGAGTTAAATTATTCTGAACAAAATGAGCTGGATCGAAATCTAAGAAGCTCGTTTTAAGCTGTTCAAAAACCTTGTCTTGCTTTTGATTTTTTGCCATTATTAACCGGTCAAAGCATGAGATACATAGTCTGCTATGTCGCCCTCTTGAGATGACGGCATATCTGCTTCAGATATGTATATTACTTCTTCCGGATCTTTTTTGTGTCTTTTGAATATATCGCCAACTAGGTTTTTTAATTTTTTATGATCTAGTTTGCTTTCAATTTTATCAAACCCAAGCTTAGGATGCTCTCTGCAATGAGTTAAGATTACTCCATAACAGACATCGGGTCTGTCTGAGACAAATTCTTCAATATAATGAAGGATGGCCCTTAGTGTGTCAAGAATATCCTTTTGTGTGTCAAGAATATCCTTTTCGTAATTCTTTTTGGCCGACTTTATATTAGAATCACTTACCGAATCAATGGTCTTGATGAGATCAAATCCAGCTCGGGTTTTCATATCGGCCATTTTTTCTTCAATTGAAGAAAAATCATTTCTTTTTTTCATAATAGAGCGAAGATTGCTTAGATAATCAGCATTTTTTTCTAAGTTTCTGGCGAAGCTATTAATCCAACCAACGGTTGTATTGTATTGCTCGTTCATATCTTGTCTAATTACTTTCATCTTAGTCCTCTATAATAAAGTTACCAGCCATATCCGCTTTCTGCCATTCGTGTTCTGCGGTCATACTCTTCTTCTCTAGCCCCTTCCTCTGTCTCTTCCTCTGTCTCTTCCTCTTCGGGAGAGTCTGGAGAATTAAATATGATTTCCCCAGAAGCTTTGTCTTTTTTCCCCCTAATGGAAACATTGTACCCAAGGGCCATCGCAACCAGCACCAAAATGGCAACAATTCCGGCAATTCCCAGTATTAACTCCCCGGTTGAAGACAGGTTCATTGAGGGCGTATAAATAAAACCCTGTTCATTTGAAACCTTTTGAAGCGCCAGATATTCTTTTTCCATAATCGGATAAGAGAAGCTTTCTTTTTGCCTAAGAGCTTGAATGGCCCCTGCTGCTCCAGTTACAGACCTGACAGTCTTGGGAAGCTGAGTGACGAGACCTTCAATCATGGAGTCGAGATAACTAGCCTCTCTGTAGAGGCCTACCTTGTCCAGGTGATTCGCTAACTTAATTAATTCATTTCTCATTTGTAATTCTCCAATTTTATGCAAAATAATTTCTTAAAAAGTCTACGCCAGTTTTGCCTTCAGCCTTGTCTGCCGAGCTATCATTTGGAGAATATGTTCCACGATCTTTAAACATATGAAATCCGCTATCCATGCAAAGCTGCATTATAGCAAGCTCTTCTCTTTCGTCAATAGAATATTTCTTGGATAAAAATCCATAAACATCTTCAATAGAGTGACCGCCAGATACATGAGCATTAATCATTATGCCAGAAATAGCCCTCTCAAATGGACTAACTGCGATAACAATGTTTCTTGGCGTAGCTGCCTCTTTCTTTAGATCAGAATATTCTACTTCTTCTCCAGATGCACTTACCCAGTTTGGAATTCCATTTTCATCCAAAGAAGCCTTCTTTCCATGCTCTTCTTTCAGTTTCTTTTTTAGCTTTCCAAGGTGTTCTTTTAAAACCATGATATCTCTCATAATTTTTACCCTGGTATCTTCAAGGCCTTGTACGTCTAAAGCGTTCTCTGTATCTTCGCGAATAGCTCTTGAAATTTCAGAATTAGTTTTATCTAAAAAGCTAATCGCCTTTTCGCAGCCAACCATACTTCTTCCATCATGCTGAGGAATGTTTCCAGGATATTGTCCTGAGATATATTCCATAAACTTAGACAAGTCACCATCGTCCGCATAGTTTGTCTCTTTCTCCTCTTCGTTGTCATCTAAGTCTTTGGAGCTAATATCGGAACCTGGCAAAAGATCAAGATCTTCTAAAGTTACCTTAGTTACACCTTTATTGTCTTTTAAAAGTCCTGTTACCTCTTCGTCGAGACCGGCTAACTCTTCTCCCATTTCTCCAAGGCTGCCATCTCCCTCTGTAAATGGACGCAGAAGATCACCAAGAGTTACGTCTTCTGGGTCATCTTCCGAAGAAGCCATGCCTGCACCAAAAATTTCCTCTGGAGACATATCCTCAAAGGGGTCATCCTCTGCATATGAGGTGGCCTCATCCTCTGCATATGAGGTGGCCTCATCCTCTACGTATGAGGTGGCCTCATCTGAGAGATAAGTTGATTCTTTAAAAATTGTTTGCTCTAATTTAGTAGCCATTTTTTCTCCTATCCTACCAAGCTGTAAAGCCCATAGTATATATTTCTACTTTCATTATTATCAGAATAATAATCTAACGGATAACCATATTGAGCTTCTGGCATGTTGCCCACCATAATATGAGGATACAGCGGACTTCCTGTAAGCCCAACATTACCCGCAGGAATAGTAGATTGCTTTGGATCATACTTGCAGTCTACTGATTCTTTTTCTTTTAAAATCATGTCGGCAAATGGACATTTCGAAACTTCTTCGGTCATAAGCATAAGCTCTAGGTTATCATCCGCTATTTCTTCAGCTCCCTCTTTGTCGTCAGCCAACTCTAATGGCATCATTTTGGAGATAGCATTACCCGCAGTTTTGCAGCCCATTGTAATTGGAAGGCCAAAGGGGCACTTTTTTGTTTTTCCTCTAATCATAGTCTGCGCATCCTACTAAATAAGATAAAGTATTAGTAAATTTACAATTCAATATTTTTTAATTCATGTTTGGTTAGTTCAACGGCATCGTCTAAATATTTTTTTACCAATTTTCTTTTGATCAACTCTTCTTTAAATGATCCACACAGAGAAACTGTTGGCAGTAAATCCATTTCATTTAAATAATGCATTGTTATATCTGCATCATTACTGATTGCTTCTCCTATTATTGAGGTAATAAAAGCCTCTTTTAAAATCCATTTGTTTTCTCCTGAAAACTTTTCTCTATTAGATCTTGCGTATTCAACAATATCACTGTCTATAGAGAATCCCAGGCGAGCAGCAAAGTTAATTGCTCTATAAATACGCCTAAAATCATCAGTTAGCGTTATTTCCGAAGGAAGAACTGTTCTTATTATCTTTTTGCTTAAATCTTCTTTTCCCCAGCCTGTAGGGTCTAGCATTTCATCATCAAAAAACCTTTTATGTAAAGTGTTTACTGTAAAGTCTCTGCTGTAAACTTCAAATAATTTTTTATCTTTAATGGACAACTCTTTAGCTATATAATCAACAGCTTTTTTTGAAATAAAATGACTTGAAAAATCAAGAATTGTACTTTTTAAGTAAACAGAAATATGTCTATCTGAAAAAAGCTTAAAATTTCTTTTAAATTTATCAGCACAAAGTATGGCAAGCCTTGTTACGTCAGAATCATTTGTAGTTATATCTATATCCATATACTTAACGCCTTCTCCCTCAGTCCACCGCTGAGGAACAAGTCCTGGCTCAAGCCTGCTCTTCTCATCACGCTCAAATCTATTTAGAAATAAGTCCCTAGGGATACCTCCAACCAAAAATGGTTCAGATATATAATTTTCTTTACAAATTTTTAATATTTGCGAATAGATTTCATCTAAATTCATTATAGTCTCTTGAGTTAATGTTTGTTAAATTACTTCAGCAGCTTCTGGCTCTGGAGCAGGCGTTTCTTGCTCTGCCTCTTCCTGCCCCGGCAAACCAGCCTGAGCACTAGCTAGTGTTTTTGCGCTAGCAAGTTGACCCATCATCTTTGTAACCCTGGTGAGAGCATAAGAAAACGCATCAATTAATTTGCTTTGCGATTCTGCAAGCTCTGGAAACATAGATGCAATTCCAATTTTATCAAGCATGATATCAAACTCTGCTAGCTGACGAATAATTCTCCTATCCGCAAGAAGCCCCGCTACCTCATCTAGCTTATTGGCTGCATCTTCAAGAGAAATGTCTCCAGCTAACTCCTCATATTCGCCCTCTCTAGCTCCAGGCATCGGCGTTATGTCTTCGAGGCTAACCGGCTCAACATCATCTGACCTTGGAATGTTATCAGTTGGTTTTGGCTCAGACTCCTCTTCTGTCAGCTCTTCCGCTTCTGGCATTTCTGGAGCAACTTGAGCCGCCTCGGGAGCCGCTGCGACAGGAGGGGCCTGCTCTGGCTCAAGCTCCTCTGGGGCCATGGGGTCCGGAATTTCTTGAGCCACCTTCCTCAATATATCTGCGCCCTCAGAATAGCCTGCCTTTTTAAACATATTTGATGTTCTATGTGTTATATCAGATGCAGTGCTAGACAGCTTTAGCGTATGAACCTGAAGGCTCAAGTTTAACAAATATTCTGCAAGTAATTTGTAAGTTTCTGGCTCTACATATTTATCTTTTCTTAATAATTTGTCAATTCGTCGAATAGCCGTGTGCAGCTTTTCTTTCCAAGAATTAAACCTTCCCGCATCTTCAGCGCCCCCTTTCGCGGCACCTGATGCTCGATCAAAAGATGAAGCATCAAAGCTATCTCCGGGCATATTTTTTCCAGATCCTTTGCCAAGATAGGCACTTCCGCCTTCGTGATAATAAGGCGTGCCTCCTTGGCCTAGGTTGCTCATATATACAGATTTCTTTTTCATGTGCTCATCCTCTTTTGAACTATATTTTAAGTGCTCACCCTTACTATAGTATTCAAACCATTTTTTAAACTTGAGATCTTCATCGTTCTCTATATCTAAAAAATTACTATAATAATCTAAAGCATTTTCTTTTTTCATTTCTTTTTTAGCTACAGCATCATAAATCAAATGAACAACTTCTAGCCATTTATTTACATCAAACTCTTCTCCAATCCTATCGCCAGCATTCGTAAAATTAGGATATGCAACCTTTTTTATTTTTGCATTACCTAGTTTTAGATTAATTATATTATAATAAGCATCATTTAGATTATTAATGTTTGCATTTAATAATTTTGCTTTTTCTTCAAAAGAAAGTTTAGCTCCAATATCTTTGGCTGCACTTTTTATAAAGAATAATTTTTTAAATTTATCATCACTATCGATATTCATAGAGCTTAACTCAATAGATTTTTTTATAATCTTATCAAGCACTGGCTCTGACGCATTAGCAGATAAGCTGGTCAGTTTTTTTAAAAAGTAATCATTTATTTTATCTGGGAAATTCATTTTTCCTCTATTCTTTCAATTAGCTGATCTATCTGCTCAAACCATTCTCTTTTCTCGAAAACTCTTTGCTCTTTAACTTTGTTTTTAATGTGTTCTAAAAATATCTTTATATGACTAAACGGAACGCTTTTATCTTCATCGTATAATCCAAGGTTTATTTTGATCCATTCTTCAAAAGATACTAAACTACTTAAATCATCAAATCTAAATTTTTTTTTTATTCGGCCATTAATCAACATTTATAACCTCCCCTTGAATATATTTTGTTTCCGATCCATCTAAATGACGCATTTTCACATCTAACTTTTCTACAAAAATAGAAATAAGATCTGGACTTAACTCCTGCAACACTTCTAACACCGCTTCTTTTAAGATTCTAGCTTGTTCATTTACTACACTAATATTAATATTATGTTCAATCTTTTTATCCGCAACACCTTCAATGTACTTTTTCCAATCCTGAAGAATGGTCTTCATCGTGTTAATATATTCAATAAAAATCTTATCTTCTCTGAGCGATCCTCCTTGTTGTAATAAATTATAATAGTATTCTATTCTTGAGTTTATAAGAGAGTCCATCTCAAGAAGTCTTCTTGTTACATCTAGCTCAGATGACGCAATCTCTTCTATTTTTTGTTGATATGCAGAAGAATTATTGATAATCATACGAGCCTCTGCCTCAACAGCCTCTTTGTCTACCTCTGTTCTTCTGTTTTTTATATCATCTAAGATTTCGCCTTTTAGGTTTAAATGTTTACCTCTAAACTTTTGAAGGGTCATATATGAAACGTGAAGGCGTTTTGTTCTTGGATATTTCTTTTTAAGCCAACCCTCAACCTGCTTCACAGAGTCGCCCTCTAATAACTTTTTTATAATATCTTCTTTGTCTGGATGGTTTAAAACTTTTTTGCTCATGTTAACCTCAAAATAAAAAATCCTGGTCTTATATTACTAAGCCAGAATCTTTTAAAAATAATCTTTATTGTGAAGGTAAATTACAAAGTATCAATAAAACTTGTAAACCAATTACGTATAGTTGTATCGTTTAAATCGGCCAAACGTATAACGCACATGCCATATTCCGTACTTTCGTAACCAACCACTGTAGCTGAATACTGAGGCCAAAAACCATAAGACTTCGTGTTAATAGAGAAAACCTCACCACCTGGCGCTGTTACGTTAACAGTTAATTCGCCCGAAGTATCGAAGGTAGCTGAATAGCCTGGAAGCTCAGCGATTGCTGAAGCCCAAATTTTCTCCGTACTCGCGTTAGCGACTTCCAATAGAGTCATTCTTTTTATCCTAATTTTAGCAAAGCGTCTAAATAATTAGCTTCTTTTGTTAACCCTTTTCCATCCAAATGATTTGCCAAATGCATTATGCTGGTTTGAAGAGCCGCACTTCCGGCCGGATACTCTTGGCCGTCTTCCGTTTTGAATCCTTCATTATAATCATACACCTTGTTTGTGTATGGATCCTGAAAAACTCCATCCGAAACTCTCATGGCTTGGACTCCAACTCGGTCTGGAGAATAACGGGTAGACAAATGAGGGGCGACAGAATCTGTGGGGGTGTATGAGTCTTCATGCTCTGGGGTAAGTCCATATAGACCTTCTGTATCTCTAGACGTTGGAGTGTCGCCACCCCTCATTGCCAAATATCTGTCACGAGAAGCGTATTCTGCTACATTAGATTGAAAATGCTGAAAAATGCCATGTTGATCTCCAAGAGCCACTTTTTCAAAATGAATTAGCTTGCTCGCCCTGGAGGTTTTTTGTTGATTTGAGGCATTTAAAAAATGCTTTAGATCTTCAAATCTATTGCTCATGTTTATCTCCTATGAAATAGCTACTCTTGAAGAGGAAATCATTGCACCTGTTTCGCTAAGGTTATCTCTCTGGGCCTTTCTTCTTGCAGGAATAGGCCTGCCTCTTGCGTCAAAATCAACCTTATTTGCAGGAAGACCAAGCTTTGGACAATATGGCTGAACCGAAGTCGGAACCCTAATAAGATCACCATTTTCCAAAGCATTCTTAATCATAGTATCTCTTTCTGACCCAGAAGAAGCATGCTTCAAAAGCTTAGAAAACTTATCGAGAGCTGACAGGTAGTGCTGTCCGCCAAACTTTGAACTAACTACACCCAAAGCGTCTTCTGCCTGCTTATAATCAGACCTTGAAACGCCATCGATAATTCTATCGACAAGCTGATTGTAGGACAGTCTTGTCATTTCAGCAGTTTCTCTTGATACCTTGTTTAAATCTGCATCACGATTTGCTGCCTTTATAATTGAAGAAAGACCAGATTCATTTAATTTGTAAATCTTTTCGCCAACAGTAAAGTTGCTAGGAATTACCGGCCTACCATTAGGCATATCAACCGGAATATTTATCTCTACTCGGCCACGAGAGGTGGGGATGTCAGCGGCAAAAGAAAGAACCTTATCGTTTGAGGATGCTACTCGAACCTGTGGATTTGGAATTCCAAAGCCAGCTAATTCTGCAGCAACTACATTTGTAGCAAGTCTGACTTGGCTTCTATCATAACAAGAAGCTGCTGCAACCAATTCGTTTTCTAGATTTGCAAATTTCTCTAAACTAGCGGGAATAACAGGCGTATCAACCTTAAACTCTCTAGAGCTTCTCTGAGATGCAAACTTGCCCATAGATGCTTTTCTCTTAAAGTTATTTTTATCCTTTATATAGACATATAAATTTTCTTTATTTAATTTTACAAGCTTATCATCTTGGACAAAATGAGTGGGCAAAGAGGGGATCCCATTAGTTACTTGCACAGGTATGGGCACGCTCACTTGCGTGAGGTCAGACGTGTCAATGGATGCATTGCAAAGAATAAAATGATCATTAGAGCGAATAGCCTTCACGAGTTGGGGGACGCACCCTAATGAAACTAATTGTAATTTTGCAAACTTTTCTGCCTTTCTCATTGAGTTATTAGAAAATGCAGAAAAAGAGCCTTTCTTATCTAGAGAAAAGACACCCGCAAGCTCTCTGGAAAGTTCGTTGTCTGCATACAAAGGAGGTATAGCATTTTCGCAAGGAATTCTTGACCCAGCTGCACCATGAGGCTCCAGAGTTAAAGCGGCATGCTTCTCTGGCAGAAGATCTTCGGCTTCCTTTCTGAAAGAGGATCTTCCGCCCGACATGCCATAAAGATGATCATAAATTTCTCCAATTTCTTTTTGAGAAATAAACTTTCTGCTTGAGGCTCTCTTGACCATAATGTCACGCATATGACAAATTAAAGCATCTCTAGAGTTATTGGCCGCTGCTTTTTCTAGCCTGCTTAGAACATATGATGTTGTAAACGTCTTTCCGTTGTTTAGCTTGTCTAATGCTCTTTTGGCTTCTGCCGCTATTTTTCTTACTTCATTCATTATATATCCTTTTATTTTAATAATTCTGGAAAAAGACTTTCAATAGCCTCTGCTTTAGCTTTTGGCTGACTAGCAATAACTTTTTTTACAAACTCTTGATCTGATCCAACAACATCCAATAAGGCTGACTTAAATGTAAAAACATCATCACCTGTAAATCCAAATTCATCTGAAGAAAAACTACAAATTGGAACCCTCTTATAGGAAAGAGTTACATTGTTATATTCGTAATTACTAGAGGTGCTCCAATCTCCACCTTCTTTTACCTGATATTGAGGATCAGAGCCTCTGATTAAATACTTTGCTCCATCAACATCTTCCATTTTCCATAAATCATTATAATGATCGCCCATTACCTTGTATATATCAAAAGCAACTTTCTTTATTTTTAAATCATCAGATAAAGGCAGTCTGTCTTTCGATGAAATATCAGACGATTGCTTTTTAAATAATTTGATTAGAACTTCATCTAATTCAGACATGAAGGCGCTCCTTGCTGTAAAATTTGTCTTTATTAATAGAAATTATTATTCCTTGATTACGCGGCAATGTATTAGCCTCGAATAAGCTTTTTGAAGGAAACGACCATTAAATCGGACCCCCAGAAAGGCTGAACCGAGCATAAACCGTGGGTGTTCCAGCGTCAGCTTTAAGCTTTATTCTGAAAAAACGATTGGCACGAACCGGCATTATGATTGGCAGAAACAAAGCAGGAACAGTGGCCATGGTATCAACTCCAGCTTTTTGAAGCTCGTAATCACTAAGGGTAGCGACCCCGGCTGTTACATCCTCTGTCTGTAGAGATGCCCAGACCGCATCGGACGCGCCACCTGTATCGCTGACCTGAATTTGAGCATCTATGCGTGTAGCCGAAGACTTTGTAACAACATAAATAAAAAATCCAACGTATTTATGCCCCTCTGTAGATATAGCTGGGGATGTCGTACCTGCAGCGTAAGCGGTCCCTAAGGTAACAGGACTTCCGCTACTTCCAATGCTATCATCAAAATTTGGTGGCCAATTTGGCATTATAATTCCTCTTAAAGCTTTTTTAAATTATAAGTTCACTTCAACAAACTTAATTAATAGATAGAAACAAACCATTATTCTTCATAATTCATTAAGATTATTAGGAATCTACCTCTCCTCGATTAATTTTTGCAATTTCTTCTAAAATCTCACTTACTCTAGAATGAGTTTTGCATATTTTTTGAAGCTTTTTAATTATACCGCCATATCGCTTCTTGTGATTTTTATAATCTATATTTCCATGCATAGCTTTATGAACAGCGGATTGAGTTATTCCCAAGTGTTCAGCTATATCATTTTGAGTTTTGCCCATAAGTCTCATAAACAATATCTTCTTTTGATGATCAGTTAAATAAGGTCCGTTTACTATTTCATATATTTCATCCAGCAACTCTTCCTTCAGGTCCGATATCTTTTCGTTACAGGTATTGTCCATTAAAAAACGACTTATACCGCGTTCATTTGGAAAATTATTAAGCTTTGCAGACTCAAATGAGATTTCTACAATCTTATATTGATATGATTTACTTTTTTTCTTTGCCACTTATCCTACCATGCATCTGGGATTATTTGTTTAAAATCATTAATAAACGTAACTTTGTTTTTTAAAGGATCAGCAAAGTATTCATCAATATCTTTGTACGAACTTGGCACTCTAAGAAATCTTAATTTAATTCCTCGATTAATATATTTTGAATATATTCTTTGGACAGATTTTAGTCCAGCTTCATCTGAATCTAATATAAAGGTTATTTTCTTCGTATATCTTATGATTTTAAGAAAATGATTTTGAGAAAAAGCTGTTCCGCAAATGGCAACAGAATTCAAAATATCATTTTTCGTCATAGCAATTTGATCAAAATAACCTTCTGATATATAAACATTATTAGATTCTAAAATATATTTCTTTGCATGGTTCAATCCGTATAAAATATTTGCCTTCTTATAAGAAGAGTTCTTATACTTGGGGATTCCCAAAATACCCCTATCTGTATCCTCAAGAAGCGTTCTTCCGCTGATCCCAACCGGATCTCCATATTCTGAATAAATTGGAAAAATCAAAAAAAAGTAATTAGAGAAATCGCTTCCTTTCGAATAGTTTAATATATTTAACCTATTTAATAAATCCTCAGATATATACTTTGTTAAAATGCTGGGATTCTGAGGAAAAAAACCAATTTTATATTGCTTAATACAATCTTTCGTTAAAAGTCTTTCTCTAACTAAATATTTTAAGCATTTCTTTGATTTCTTTAAATTAAAATGACAAATATCTATTAAACCATTTAATTCTTCAGTCTGATTCATGGACTTCTTCCTTCTCAGCTATTTTTTCAGATAGTTTGTGGGTTTCCTCTATGGCTTTAACCATAGTCTCTGTGATGTTAATCTGGCATCCCTTTTGATCATTTGGACAAGCCTTTCCAACCAAAACACCGCTTACAAATTGAGTTTCAACTTGTGTATCGCAGGTTTGACAGGGAAACATAAAAGCCTTCTTTTTCTTTGATCTTATGATATCGCCATTGCTTTTCATAGCTAATTTTGCAAACTCTGAAATATCTTTAATCGCGTCTCCACATTCACCACATATAACCTGATCCGAGTCTACGTCCAAAGCCGCGTCTGTAAAGCCATCGCTTTTTCTGCATAACGCATTACATCTTACAATCATTAGGTTCCCTCACTTAGGGCGTCTAGCAAAGGATTGCTCAATTCCTCTTCACCGTCTTCCTCTAGGTTTATTAGATCGCTATTTCCGAGATATATATCTCTAATCTTTTCCTCACATTCCAAGGCAAACGCTTTGTCCAAAGAGAATGCAGCTATTGCGTTATCTTTTCCTCGTATTTTTTCACCATTAACAACGTAGTTTTGAGAATTGGGCCTTTCAATTATAGAATACTTTATACCCAATTCGAAAATTTCCTCTTCTCTATTTACGATTCCCTTCTTGTATTCTACTTTATACTCAGCTTGTCTGAATGGCGCTCCGACTTTATTCTTTTGAATCTTGGCCCGAACCGTATGTCCGATTTTATCTCCAGAATCATCTTTGATGACATTATCGGCCCCAAAAATTGGAGCCATATTAATCATTAAGCTGCAAGCATGCTTTAGAGCCTTACCTCCAGGAGAAGTAGTGGGATCTCCAAACATCTGTCCCAGGTTTACTCGAACTTGATTAATTCCGACAAAGGCGATGTTGGCTTGTGCAACAATTGGCGTTAACTTCTTTAGCTCTGTTGATAAAAACCTGGGAATAGGAGCCATGTTTGCTTTTCCTATTTCTGCTGAAATCTCAAGAGGCGTATTTAATACAGCTATAGAGTCTAGGACAATTATTCCTAAGTTTTTAAACCTAGGGTCCGTTCCTTCTATGATGTGATCCAATATCCCTCTCATTTTCTTTGAAACCTTTTTTGTCTTTTTATTTACAGTTGTAATTCCAATTAGACCCTGAAAGATTTCTTTAGCCTCATTTGTTTTAATCACCATTACTCTGGAAATATCTACACCTTGGCCCTTGGCCCACTCGGGATCATAAGTAAACTCTGCATCAATAAAAAGAGCTGTATTGTCAGGGTGTTTGTCAAGGTAACTTTTTATGCAGGAAAGGGCCAACATGGTTTTCCCAGAGCTTTCTTGTCCGGCAAGTTGCGTAATTCTGCCCATAGGTATTCCCCCGATACCTATTGCTTCATCAAGCCCTGGACTTCCAGTGCTTATGGCATCATATTTTGTAGAGATGTTTCCATCGAAAAAGATAGTATCTTCTCCGAAGAACTTTGTGATTTCCTTCTCTGCCTCACTGGCAGTTATTCTTTTCGGCATATTCGGCTCCTTTAGTATTTGTGTCTTAGAGAGCCCTCTTCGGGCGGTCGCCATCCAGCAGGAGGTTGCCAGCTAGAAGGATCATCTGCTTGTTCGGATACAATTGCATCTGTATTTATCAATAATAATGAAATACTTGCAGCATTTTGAAGGGCAGTTCTTGTGACCTTTTTGGGGTCAATAACTCCAGCCTCAACCATATCTTCAAATATACCGGTTGCTGCATTGTATCCAAAGTTAATATTTTTTGAACTCAAAACTTTCTTAATAATCTCATCTGAGTCCTCAAATGCATTTTCCACAATTTGTGTAATTGGACGCACACACGCGTCTATGAGCACCTGTGCAGCAGGTACCAAGTTTTTATCTAACTTAGACAAATCAACTCTTTGTGCTGCCCTTAACAGGGCAACGCCACCGCCTGGAACAAAGCCTTCTTCAAGAGCAGCTTTTGTTGCGCAAATAGAATCATCGACTCTATCTCCCTTTTCTCTCAGCTCAAGCTCGGTTAAGTAGCCAACCGTTATTACGGCTGCTTTATTTTTTAAGAAAGCTATTCTTTTCTTAACGTCTAGCCTCGCCGTATCTCCTATTAGCTTATTCATATCATCAAGATATAACTTGAGTTTTTTCTCTAATCTTTCTTCGTCTTTGTTACCCTCTACAATTTTAGTTAGAAACCTATTTACAACAACCTTTTTTGCAAACCCTAAATCAGAAGATTTTGCTCCAGAAAGCGGTCTTCCAGATGTATTTCCGAAGACTGTTGTTCCGACCAAAGCAGATAATGCGCCAAGCCATTCTGCCTGACTGCCAACGCCAGCCCCTAAAACCGGAAGCTTAACCGCCACAACCTTTAGTCTTCCCAACTTATTGTTGGCAACCAATGTTGCCAAAGCTTCTTGCTTTACGTCTTTTGCCAAAATCAAAATTGGAAGATTATTATTAGATAATTCTGTCAACATAGGCAGGCATGGACCTAGTGTTGCGATCTCATCTTCGCAAATTAATATATTGCAATTACCTATAACAACATCGGATTGACCATCCTCGGTTAAAAAGGCGGGCGTTATAAAGCCATTATCTAACTCTACGCCATCTGCAAATCTAACTGAAACTCCAGGGCCAGGAGAAGCCTCTGCCACAACAGTTCCCTCTAGTCCAACCTCATTAAATGCTTCGGCTATTTTATCGCCTATCTCGCTATCATTGTTTGCAGAAATTGTAGCAATACTCCTAAGAGGCTCAAATCCCTCAATCTCTGTTGTCATTCCATTTAATTCTTCTAGGATTCTTTCTACGGCCCACTCTACTCCGCGCTTAAAATAAAGAGGACTATAATTATTGTTAATTAAATCATTTCCTCTTTTAAATATTTCATGAGCCAAAACTGTAGCTGTAGTTGTTCCATCTCCAGCTACAGCAGCTGTTCGTCCTGCCGCCTCTTTGATTAGCTGACAGGCCAGTTCCTCAATGGGATCCTTAAGGGTGACCTCTCTAGCGACTGTTACGCCATCCTTTGTGAGAACGGGGGCCCCTACAAATTTCCCCAATATCACATGCTTGCCTTGCGGACCCATTGTTACGCCTACAGTTTTGGCCAATTTTTCCGCCCCAGATAAAAGAGCCCTTCTTGCCTCTTTGTTGTAAGTTAAGTCTTTAGCCATTATTGATCCTCTCCTTTAAAACGTGCGCTAGGGCTACAGCAATTGCGTCTGCCTCGTCATAGCACTCCGTTGCTATTTTACCATTTCTGTTATTTCTTAGACTAAAATTAGAGAAATATTTTTTTATAAATTCGAAACAATCTTCCTTTGAAGATATTTTATATCCTGCCAATTTTGAAAGCATTGACCTAATTGTAACAACCGCATATCTGCTAGGTTCATAATTTAAACACTTTAAGCAAGCCATAGACATTAACTCGTTAAAAACAGACAATACAATTATTGTTCTTGCCGTGCTTTTTCCTTTTGGAAACTTATTTGCATAAGCTTCAGAGGCAACAGCATCCGGACCCTTATCCTTTAGAAGATCATAAACCTCATCATATGCAGAGGCAACTCTAAAAGTTAAAGTTCCCTTGCTACTTTTCGGCGGCTTTATACTGCCATATTCTTTTAGTACGATTTGTTTATCATCATACTCAAGAATAGACCAACCAATTGTAGCCGATGATATGTCCAATCCAAGTATTGTTTTCATAATAAAAAAGGCGTATAGAGATTTTACTCTATACGCCTTAAATTATCTCAAAGATAGTTTTTCAATCTTGCAGATAATTATTCAAAATCAAAGTCAAATTCATCGCCATCATCGGTGGAGTCAGAAGGAGTTGCCTCCTCAAGGGTCCAACTCATAAGCTCACAAATATCACTTGCTTGAGCAGGCGAAATAAGCTTATCTACATTCACCCTGTCATTGAACTCTACAAACTTTGCCTTTAAATCACCAGGAAGCGGCTCTTTGGGGTTGGGAGTGGTGCTATAAAGCGGCTGCCGACCCTTTGGACCTCGATTAACGGTAATATCATAAGCGGTGACCTTTCCCCATCGCTTATTATTATAAAGAGCCTTTATTGCATTGTAGATTTGAGGTCCAACCTCAAGAATGCGAAATTCATCATCATCCCTATCTAGGACTCTGATTAGCCAGCGAGCCTGTCGCTTAAAGCCTGAGTCTTCCAATCTACGAAGCAACTGAGGACTATCAATAGGACTATTGACCTTGCGTCGATTTCCACCGGGAGTAACTACCCAGTGAACATAAAACTGAATGGGATTTCCCATTACCCTAACGATACTGTCGCCTTCTTCAAGGCGCATGAAGTCAGACTTTGAATTGGAATCTGCTGCATTCCAGTCTACTTCTCCAAGCACTACATTTGTCATGTTTATTCTCCTGTTTCTTTGAGGCCATCGGCCTACATTCGTGGCTTAAGCCGCTTAATTGCGGACTGCTGCCAAACTACTAGAGTTAGCCCCACTCAATCTCATCACCACCTAAATCCTCGGGGGCCGTTGAGGATTTGGTCGGAAAGGGTTCCGATTCAACACTAGCATTATACCCCACGCCACTAGCATTCTCAATAGAATAATCCCTGCGCAAGAAGGTTTTTAGGGCATAGTGCCATCCGGAAAAATAGTCTGCTTTATTTTCGAGCCACTTTTTGCAAGCCTTTGCCAAGACTAGCTCATTGCATGCCTCTATATAATCATCATCGGCTTGAGCGTACCACTCTTTGTCCTTTATAGTCTTGAGTCCTGCCTCTTTTGCTTTGTGCAAAGCAGCTGCCGACCAAGCCTTGTTCTTCTTTGAGGACAAAGATCCAATCCACCTATCAACTTGGACAATTTTTTCTTGACATGAGTTTTGCCCCTCTAGGGTATGGATCAAACATCTTTCTGCTATATTGAGGTCAATTACTCCATTTCTTGGAAGCAAATTTATAATCTCCTCAACTGAGGAGATATCAATGTTCTCGATAGAAAAGGTTTTTACCGAAATTTTTTCATGAAGCTTTGTCATCTACCCTCCTGCCAAGCGCTCTAGGCGCTCCAGCCTCTCAACCATGTTAGACACGCCAAGGAGGGTGTCAACTTTTGTTTCGAGATCCGTTATTTTATTTATCTTCTCGTCCAAGATCCTGACCCTTTGGTTCATCATTACGTTTAACATAAAAAATATAATTCCGAAAGGAATTCCCTTGTTCGTTGGCGGATTAACCGCTATTATTATTCCATTTTTATCTGTTTTGAATAAACCTATAAAATCAACTTCTCCAAACTGGTCCTTTAAAGATCGAAAATATTGGAACTCACTATCGCTTAAATCTAAGCGTTTATTTCCAACTGCTCGAATCAATCTGAGACCCTCCTGACTATTGCTCCGGGATTATTAACCCTCTTTTCTTTTGCTATTCTTTTTAGCCTTGCAACCTTCAGATCATCGGGGTTTTCTTGAAACTCTTCTTCAGACAAGACTTCGCCTCTAACTTGATCCCTAATGCTTTCATATGTTTCTTCCATTACAACTTCTCCAGAGACCTCTTCAGGCTCCGAACCTTCCTCTTCATATGTGCTGTCTTCTTTGCTAGCCTCTAGTCTTTCTGGGTAAAACTCCATTAACAAAAACATAGATAAGTCAAAAATTAAATCACTGTCTATTCTTGCTGAAAACTCTTGTTGCAAAATTCTTTGCTTCATAAGCTCCAATCTTTGGACGTGCAGATCCCCCAACAAAGCACCTCCACATGCTGGGCAGCAATTCTTTATTAGGGCATGCCTCATCGAGTCGGAGACTTCAAATTCACACTTTTTACATACAATCATACCTCTCTCCCGTAAACTCTTTCAAGAGTTGAAAGAGCTAAATCTTTTTGATCTAAATAATTATTTACTCTACATATGGCCTTAATGGGAATTCCGTCCCTAAGCATTAACCTATACCTAGCATAGTCTTCCGCCCAAAGAGTAAGGCCGCAAGTATCACCATTAATGTCTTCAACAAGATATTTGGCAAACTTCTTTCCTACATTTTTACCATTTTTTATTTTAAATTCTTTAATTTTTGTTTTGATTATAGCCTCAACCCTAACCCTGGCACCCTTATCTAGGTTTGAAATGGCAGAAAGAGGTGTAACCAAAGAGCCTCCGCTAAAGAAGTCCTTAAATACTTCATGCAGATTTCCGCTTATGGATCTTCCAAGAACAGCTCTTTCGAAGAGCAGAATCTCTTTACGATCCCACTCTTCATCTGAGGCTGTAAATTCTAGTTCAGATATAATCTGAGCAAACTCATCGGATCCGCTCGGTATCGAAAAAGCCTCAAATAACTCTTCCTTCCTGTCCTTTGGAATCTTCTTCATTGTTGGATTGGCCGCAAAAATCTTTGCCTCAATTGCTTTTTTGATTGCATTTTTAGCTTTTGAACGATACTTTTGATAATTATCATGCATATCTTTTCTTGGTCTGCCGAAACAATCTAGCGCTCCAGCTTTTGCAAGAGACTGTATAACTGTCTTGCCAACGGTTCTGCTGTTATTCCTGGATAAGAAATCTGGATAGCTTTTATATGGTTGATTTTCAATCATGCTAATAATTGCCTTCTCTCCAACCCCTTTAACTGCCGAAAGGCCTGTGGAGATATTTCCATCTTCTAGGATATTATACCCTCCTCCGCTATGATTTACTCCAGGAGGAATAATTTCTACCCCTATTTTTCTGCATTCGTCAATATACTCTTGGGCTTTATCACTATTTGGATCTTCAGAATTTATTAATGCACACATAAACTCAGACGGATAATGACACTTTAACCATGCTGTATAAAAAGATATAATCGAATAAGAGATAGAGTGACTCTTGTTAAACGCGTATCCTCCTAGGGGTTCTATATATGACTTCCATATTTTACACGCAATTTCATATGACATACCACTATGCTTCATGCAGTCTTTTATAAAATTAGCCTCTGTACGCAGAACAAGCTTTGGATCCTTTCCCTTTAGCTTGCTAATCTTTCTTAGAGCATCTGCTTGGTTGAGGTTCCATCCTGCACAATCTTGTGCAACAATCATTGCCTGTTCTTCGTATACCAAGACGCCATAAGTTTTTTCCAGTGCTCTTTTAAGATTGGGGTGATCATATGTTGTATCTTCTTTGCCCAATCTTCTTTTTGCATACCTTCTTCTCTCGTTAGGCTTACACGATGGTCTTCCGATAGCATTGATAGCCGATATATCCTCTATGCTTTTTGGCTTAAGCTTAATGCAGAATGGCGTTAGCGAAGACTCAAGTTGAAATAATCCAATTGTATTTCCCCGTCCAATCATATCATATGAAGCTTTATCTGTCATATCAATATCATTAACGGTAAGCTTCTCTCCTGTAGAGACCTCTATAAGTCTAAAAGCATTGTCTATAACCGTAAGCGTTTTTAAGCCCAGAATGTCCATCTTTATAAGGCCGTTTTCTTCACACCTATTCTTTTCCCACTGAGAAATAACATGACCATCTTTGTCTATTCTAAGAGGAATAGTTTCATATAAAGCCTTCTCTCCAATAACTACTCCAGCAGCATGCATAGACCAATTACGCGTAAGGTTTTGTAGCTTGGACGCATACTCATATAGCTCTGGATACTCATCCATATACACAGACAACTGATTGCTTTCTCGCATTGCCTGATCAAGCGTACTTGCATCGGGCATAATATCGGTTATAGCATTAGCAATCTTAAAGGCAGAAGACTTATCCCCTCCCAAACGAAGGCTTCTTGCCACATCCTTTATAACAACGCGTGGAGATAAAGTGCTCCAATTAGAGATCGAAGCAACGCGATCTGCTCCATACTTTTCTTTTATGTATTCTTTTACCAATCCTGGGTTAGAAAAGTCTGTGTCAATATCTGGAAAAGACTTCTTTTGATTATTGTGAAATCTTTCGAAAATCAAATCATACTCAATAGGGTCAACACTAGTTGTTCCGGTAAGATACGCTAC